CATTACGTCTTCAGTTCAGTTACGATTTCCCAATATTGCCTACGACCCAAATCCTTCATGATAGCGATTACGTCAAACGAGTCACCATCATACCGTACCTGGTCCTTCGTTGTAAGGGTGAATGTCTCTGGCTTGCGAATTACAAAACTCACTTGCTGTAAGGCAGTCTCCTTGCCGGACATTATCCGTTCAACTTGTCTTCGCGCACGAAAAATCAAATGCGCCCACACGGTTTCGGTGAGCGCAAATGATTCTGTCGAGCTATGATCCGCATTAATGGTGTCTGTCGCACACCAAATCTCTACCCTCTCGTCCAACATCCCAGGATTCATTCCCTTTAGTGGCATCAGAACTGGAATTTGCGGATCGGATGAAGTATATCATAAGCCTTGCTAAGAACCTCTGCACTCGGTTCGTCTGTCCTATTTGCTTCTAAGTCCCCTACAATCAACTTGATAGCGGAAACGATCTCAGGACCAATATTGGAATTATCAGTTTCGCCAGCGACATAGATTATCCTTATCGCATCGGGCCTAACATCAGTCAAAGGGAACGTTACGTTATCCTTTAGCCGAACCATTGCCGGAACGCTAAGTGTAATCAAATCGTAGTTGGCACTTGAAACCTCTTGTTCTGTACCATCTGCGTCGATGTACTTGACACTGGTTACAGAAGAAACGGTGCCGTGTAGCAACTCCATCTCTCTTTCAAAACAATTTTGCGCAAGAGTCCACGTAGTCTGCATCAATGTCTCCCACAGGTAGTTTTCAACTATGCGTTGTGCTGCCTGTATCATATCATCAATGTCGTCATCTTCAGCCGTATGCTCGATCTTCAGATGACGTTTGATCTTCGCCCTGTCAACTGCTAGTGCTGTTGAAGGCGTAGTCCGTGTGAACTGCTGGTATGCCATGCGCTAGGATTCAATTGACTTTTCAACCGGACCCTTTACCGCTTTCTTTATCCTTGTCGTTTTAAGGACTGTACACAGCCCTGCGGTTTCCCACTGTTTAGCGACATCAGCGGCTACCTCGTAGGTGCCACCCTTGCCGTAAACCTGACCGTCACCGGCCATAGAAGTGTGTACAGTCACTTTGAGTGTCTTACTCATGCTTCCCTGTTATGGATGAATCATGTGTTTCATTGCTGTGTCAGTCTGAAGCTCACTATCGAATCTTGCAAATGCAAAGAAGACTGTCTTCCGTGATTCGATGTAACGGTGTGAACTCTCGGCCATCTGAATACCCTTCACCTGGCGAATGAGGAACTTATTAAAGTCACCACAAACCACAGATTTCAGGCCCGTTCCAATTGACGCTGTGTCAGGATTCACGAAATAAGGCACTCCCTCAATCGTTGAAGGCGCACCATCTCTCATCGAAGGAACCCACAATGGACGGTCATCTGCACTACCAATACTCAAGAGCTTGATTGCTAAGAGTGTGGAGTCATTGAACATCAGCTTGAACGCAGGGCTTGACCTGTACGCGCTATTCACTGAATGAATCAGTGTGAGCAAGTCGGTACGGCTAATCGCGCCTACTGCGGCTGCGGTATGTCCAAGTGCGGAAGCTGTCACAACACCATTTGGCTGTGAAGATCCCGATCCTGTCGTGAACTCAGTGTTTGTGATCCGTCCGATTCTCTCACCTGCAACGTCAGTGATTAAGCCTCTTAGGTTGTACTCGTTGTCGTTGAGTGCTTCCCATGTAGCTGTAATCAGCTTTGAAGTGTAGGTGTAATCGTCAAGGACGATCTCAGAAAACGTGATGTCAGTCACGGTGTCGCCGGTATCTTCTGCGATACGCGCACCAGTGTTTGACGTGTCGTCATACTTTGGCTCGTGCCATTGTCCACCTTTGCCGGTCACAATCAGCTTTGAGTTAGCCATCATCCCACCGAAGTCAAGCATCACTCGTATGATGTCATTGCTCCACTGGTCGGGAATCAAGTACCCACCCTCTGAGTCTGTACCCGCTGTCTGTGTACGTGTCTCCCACTGGATAACGTTGCGGTCTTCCTGGCTCAAGTAGTCAAATGCGCTCTTGTGAGAACGGTTCTTTGAGTGATTGCGGATGTATCTCTCATAAGCGTCACCGTAGGCTTCCTGCCTCTCTTTGTACGGTAGGCTGCGAAATTCCGCTTCTCCACCAACAACTTTCTTTGTCTCGCGCTTGGGCTGAGAACTCATGAGATTGTCGGCATCTACCATTGCTTGCGCTCGCTTTTCGTCAGCAAGTTTTTCAGCATTGATAGCGTCAATTTTGGCTGTGTAGTCGTTGAAGTCCTTATCAGCCCTCTCGAACTTCTGCTTTTCCTCGTCGGTCACCGTACGGGCCTCTTTTTTGGCGGTTGCCGTGATGTCCTTCATCTGGTGAAAGACCTCGGCCCTTTTCTCAAGAAGCTCTCTGGCTGTTAATTCTGGCATGATAGTCTATTGTTTTAATTCAAGTTCATTTATTGTAATAGTCATTTCCATTTGCTCTAGTGCCATTCCGCACGCTATTGAACGGCCTTCATTATCGTACTCGCATCCATCTTTTTCGGCTGCGCTCTGTAGTCTCGATAAGGTTACATTGAGTGCTTTTGCGAACCCCTCAAGTCGCGCAAGTGGGGGGCAGTTAATATCCGCACTTAATATGTTTTGTACTGTATCAACTGCGATTCCAGCCGCGCTAGCCATCGCAGCAATAACATCGGATCTATCGCGGCTTGAGCCATCAATAAGTGTATTTAGTGTACCCGCTAGGGATTGGCCCCTAGACTCCTTGTGTGCGTCATACCCGCGCTTCGCTACCGACGCATCAGGGTAAGCAGGGAACGTCACTGGCGACACATCGTACAGGCGCTTGACCTTTGTAATCTTCCTCAAGTCAAAGCCACGTTTACCGTCGTCGTCGTCCCACTCGATAGTCTTGATTGTGAAGCCGAAAGACGACTGATCCACGTCACCGCGCCGGACACTCACAAGTAAGTCGTTTCCCGCTGTCGTGTCGGCTACATCTACTTCGTACCTCAAACCTTCCTCGTCAATAAATAGCCTGAGTGTGTTGGATTTGGTTCTACCCAAAATCATGTGTGACTGGTGATCGACCAATGCCCTTACGTCATCGCCCAAGACATCATCAAAAGCACCGGGCATAATCATTTCTCTGAAGCCACCGAAATCCTCACTTAGCTTATTGAAGACAGCCGCATGACCTACGATAGTCCTACTCTCATCATCCTTCGCCCTCAACTCCATAGAGAAGGTGCGCTGCTCATATCCTTTAATCTTCGTCATCTTCCAATATCGTTTGTGGGTCTGGTGTGTCACCACCGCCCTCGTGAAATTCCCGTATCAACTCAACGGGCACCATGTTATTCCCTTCGATGAAATAGCTATCTGCAAATTCATCTTCCGCGTGTGGACGACCAATAGAACCCCTTATCTCGTTGCGGTTCAAGACACCCATTCTGAAAAGTGTTCTGAAGTATTCGCCCTGTGTCTGCAAGTCACCCCTCGATAGGTTTGTCATGTCAAACTTGATGAACCGCTTACCTTGCTCCCGTTGCGAGAATAGCTTTCGGTTCAACTCACTCTCAAATCGTGTAACCCAGGGAACTAAGGTGTTCTTGATGAACATGAGCCACATCTGTTCTACGTTGTTCCAGGTGGCCCTATCCCAATCCTCTAGCATCGCCAAAGGAACGCCCCAAATCTGTGCGGCCACCCTTGCTTGTGCGTCCTGTGTCTCCAGGTACTGTGCGTCTTGGGGTGAGAACTGTACGTGCTGTAAATCTGTGCCACCTTCCAGAATAGCGACGGTGCCGATGTTCTCAGAACCGTGATAGGTTTCTTGCCACGATTTCTTCATGCGGTTGTAGGCTGCATCTGTCAGCGTAGACGGTGCCTTTAGTACGCTACTGATATGAGCGCGGTTTGCATAGAAAGCATGACCGTAATCCCTTACCACCTTCGAGAAACTTAGATTTCTGCGGTGTACCTCAACAGGACTTAGTCCGTTGATACCGTCAGTAGTCATGTTCTTGAAGTGCAACATCTCGTCGTCCGGAATGCGCTTACTCCCTAGTATGACGTTGTTTTTCCGCAAACGTACCTCGTACTCTAGTCTGTTGCCGCTGTGAGGCCAGATGTTAACGATGTCGTGCGGGTGTACTATCTCTAACTCGTTCACTCGGCCAGCTTGGTCGAAGAACATACGCGCATAGCCGTTGCCGCCAGTATTGGCGTGGACCATGATCGTTTCCCAAAAGGTGAAGTCGGAATATAAGGGCGAAGGTGATCTGTCGATGATCTTATTGAGGTAGTGCTTGCTGACTCGTTGCTGTGATTCATTGTCGTCCCACTCATAGACAGCCTTTGCCATTACGCCCATCTGTTGCCCTAGAATAGAGATAGCACGATAAGGCGCAGACAGTCCAAAGACTTCACTAGGCGAGATGTCGGCTGAAGTTGAGTTACCCCGCGCAGTCCCGTTTAATATGTCTATAATGGAATTAGCCGGGTTGTGAATACCCCCTGGCTGTAACCGTTTCTCCAACGGCTCTCTTAGTATTTTGGAAAAGATGCCCACAGCGACATTTGAAAACAAAAACGCCGTTTCTGTGGGTTATATCAATTTATTTGATAACTCACATGATAACAATATTTAATGTGTGGCTACTTTAATCATCCTTACCAAATCCCCCCCATTGAATATGCTAGAATAACACTAAGCACCCAAATGATTATACCCAGCAATATTATTGTTGTTTCTATCGTCATCTTTTACTTTCGCATCCCACACACATAAACATATCTAGCTGATCTGGTGGGTGATTCTTATACCAGTCTGTCGGCCCTGTACCCCACCGCCAGGGATGCCCGTTTTTTTTAGCCAACTCATGAAGCTCGTCTATACGGTCGGCTACGTGCGGGTACATTGCTCGGATTTCATTGTATTCCTCTTTCTTGGCAAAACACCCACAAAGACACTCTCCACTGATACAAATAGCGTCCTTAACCGGGCTACGTGGCAAAGAATTATCACTCATATAGTCCTCACATTTCTTTTTGCTCCACCAGAAAATAGGATTACTCCAAACTCGGCTATCTTCCTTGTTGTTTTCATTTATATACCCCATCCTTACACGGCTTTCATCTTTTCTAATTCCTGTGATTAACACTGCGTGCTCCCTAGAATAAACGGACGTTTTGCATTCGTGCGTCACCCAATGTCTAAGTGCCCTTTCTTTTAATTTCCTATAAACCATTTGGTGCGCGGTGGTTGTTGCGCCTGGAAACCCATGTTTAGCAACAATGGATTCAAATCTGTCTTCTTCTTTTGGGGGTTGCCGGATCACAAGTTCCCAGCCATATTTGTTACAAATACTTTTGACGTACTCCTGTGTTTCTGGTATTCCGATTGTTGTATCGCCATGATAAACTACAAACGGAACATCCATTTCACTCAATATGGTTGCGCTAACATGGGATGACACAAGGCTGTCGTGCCCACCTGAAAACATAAGCGCAACTTGTACGGGATTGTATTCGTGTATGGCTTCCGATATTATGTCTTTGGCGGTTCGCATTACACTAAAAGAATCTTGTCAATTGACATTGATGTTATCTGAAACCACTTATCTCCCCTGATAGCCAAACACGGCTTACCGGATTCCGTTGCGTCCAAATACACATCGTAATAGTTCAAGTCACCCACCTTAATGCGAATCACGTTACCGGCTAAGTCCTCTATAACGTGCCTTTCGTAATCGTCCTTCTTAATCTTCATGTTGCATCCTAATTTTATTTCCCTTATATTGAGCATTGGTTAGCAAAATGGGACAAAAGCCCTCGTATCTCTCAGGTGCGGGGGTTTTTCTATTATCGCCTTCGCTTTTTCTTCATATGCCTTGACCTACCCACCCTGAATGAATTGTAGCTACCGTACTTCCTACCCCCTTTTCGGCGTTTCCACCTCCTTTCTGCAAGATCGTAAGCCGCGTAGCAACTCTCACCCTTTACTTTAACGCAGTCATCATATAGCTCCATAAAGTCGTCGCGTTCACTCATAATCGTTCGTTAATAACTCAAATGGACCAGCTACCCCCGCGCTGCGCTTTTCAGCAACCTCAAGTGCTTTCGTTACCCTGTCAACGGCATTGCCCGTACTTGTTTCTAGCGACCCCAATGCATAGGACTGCCCACCGCCACAAGCATCAAACGCATCTACAGACTCGCCTACCTGAAAATCACCTTCAATCCTAAATAGCCGACCCTTGTACCCAACAAGGAATGTACCGCCGCTTTCTTCGTTACTGTCAACTCTGGCGTACCCGCCTTTCTTCAGGCACTTACGCAATTCATTCACGAAGTCTGTACACATGTACTCATAGACCCGCTTTTTCCGCTTTGGTGGCTTAAATGAAAACCTGAGTAGCTGCAACATCCTGAATGACGATGTACCGCCAATAATAAACTTCTTGACCTTGAATACCTTTGCGTCTTTTCTAATCCAGGTGTCATACCCACCTACACCAGCGGAGTCGCCACCTATGATTACTCTTTTGTTCTCTTTGTCGATAATTCCTACTATACACGTCATAATTATATTTTCACAGGCCAGTGTATGAAATCCAAGAAACGATACCAAAGTAGAATCATCCTTAATCTCCAATACCTCACATTACATTGTTCTCATTCCTTGCTTATTATAAACAAACTCTTGCTCTTGCTGGAAGACCCACTCGGATCTTGCCATGACCAAAGCTACCATGCCATCGACCTTGCGGGTGTCGCTTGACTTGTCGATCTTCAGATGTCCGTCACTGTTCCGTTTC